TATGGCAGACGATAATAGACATTTTTACAATAGAGTTCATGCAGCAATAGAAGACAATAGAAAATCTAACGATTATATTGATTACTATTCAGAAGAATGGAATGATCTAAAGAAATCAGCTAATACTGAATATCGTCATAATAAGTGTGTTGTCAAAGAAAATACATTAGGTTATAACGAGTTTTATATCATTAAAGGTGGTAAGAAATTGACTGCTCAAGGTGATGAAGCTATGAATGACATAACTTCAGATAATACTACAGCTCAAGTTAGAAATGCATTTAAAAAACAAGCTAAATCTAAGAAGAAAAATAAAGTATTATTAACAAGATTTGGAAAGGCAGTAGCTTAAAAAAAGTGAAAAAAAGTGAAAAAAAGCATGTACATTTACTATTGTATGTGGTATAATATCCCTATATTAAAAAATAAAACACAGTAAGGAGTGTATATATTATGAAAAAAAGTGAATTAACACTAAAACCATCTACTACAAAAATAGTTGAAGAACTAGTAAGTAGATTTCCTGATACGAGCGAATTTCGTACAGCAACTATAATCGACACAGCGAAAGCTTTAGGTTATAGATATGGAGATTGGAAAGATCTAATCTCTGAACAATATAGAATTAGACGTGGTACGTTTGATCTTTCATCGATGGTTGTTCCATTACATGAATCAAATGTTACTACTCTTCCTACACCAGTAGCAGCAGCTCAAATGCAATCAATTGTAAATTCTGAAAAATCATATGCTGAAGTTGATCCTTCATATGTAGCATGGGGAGCACATACAGATATCGTTAAAATTATCAAATCTGGAATGTTCTATCCAACATACATAAGTGGATTATCTGGAAATGGTAAAACATTTATGATTGAACAAGCATGTGCTAAACTAAAAAGAGAATTTATTAGAGTTCAAATTAATCCTGAAACTGATGAAGACGATTTAATCGGTGGATTTAGATTGATTAATGGAGAAACAGTTTTTGCAAAAGGTCCAGTGCTTAAAGCAATGGAAAATGGTGCAATACTTCTTCTTGACGAAATCGATAGAGCAACAAATAAGATTATGTGTCTTCAAGGTATTCTCGAAGGAAAACCTGTTCTTGTTAAGAAAACTGGAGAGATTGTTAAACCTTCTCAAGGTTTTAATGTAATAGCAACTGCAAATACAAAAGGTAAAGGTTCAGAAGATGGAAGATTTACTGCAGCAACTATTATAGATGATGCTTTCTTAGAAAGATTTACTATCTCAGTTGATCAGCAATTTCCTTCTCAAGCGATTGAGAAAAAGATTGTTCATAATCATTTTAGTAAATTTGGTGTTGATCTTAATGACGATGTTATAGATTTCACAGAAAATCTAGTAGCATGGGCAGATATTATTAGAAAAACATTTTATGATGATGGTGTAGATGAAGTTATTTCAACAAGAAGGCTTTGTCACATTGTACAAACATACTCTATCTTTGATGATAGAATGAAAGCAATCGATTTGTGCATCGCAAGATTTGATGATGATACAAAAGAAGCTTTCTTAGATCTTTACACTAAAGTCGATTCAGGAGTTTCATTCGACACTCCTGAAGATGACGGAACTGTAAATGAAGATGGAGATTCATATGCATAAAAAGATAGAATACAAATTTAATGAAGGTGAGCTCTGCAAAGAGCTCGCAAATTATATAGATAGTACGTATACAGCGCACTATTCTAAAAACAAATTTCAAGCAACAGAGTTTATTATTGACGGTGGTCATGGTGAAGGCTTTTGTTTAGGAAACATATTGAAGTATGCACAACGATATGGTAAAAAGGATGGTTATAATAGGAAAGATCTAATGAAGGTTTTACACTATGCGATCATAGCATTGAACGTTCATGACAATGAACATAACAAATAGGATTATATTATGAATATATCAAACGACACTTTAAAGGTGTTAAAAAACTTTGCAACGATTAATCCAAATATCGTATGCAAACCTGGTCAGAAACTTTCGACCATTTCAGACGCAAAGAATATTCTTGCATCTGCAGATATTCAAGAAGATTTTCCGCAAGAATTTGGAATATATGACTTAAATGAATTCCTATCTGTGGTTAATTTGATTGATGACTCAACTCTTTCTTTTGATGATAAGTTTGTCACAGTACATGGAGCAAGTAAACAAAAAGTAAATTATTACTTCTCTTCACCTGAGATATTAACTTCTCCTGAAAAAGACTTAAATATGCCAGATGCAGAATTTGGTATTTCTTTGTCTATGGACACATTAGCTAGTATTAGAAAAGCAGCTACAGTTCTTGGACACAATGAGCTCGTTATTGAAGGTCATGATGGAGATATATGTGCAAAAGTTATAGATAGTAAAGACGCTACAGCTAATGCATACGAAATCGAATTAGATAATAATAACGATTGTAAAAACAAGTTTAGTTTCGTAGTTAATATTGCGAATTTAAAACTGCTAGAAGGTGATTACTTCTTGACAATATCATCAAAATTGATATCGTCTTGGCAGAATGCTGATTTCCCGATAAATTATTTTATCGCATTAGAGAAATCATCTGAATTTCATGTATAAATATACATGTATAAGGAATTCTCATTAATCATGAGGATATGGTGGAAGATGCCGATTTAACGGGTCTTCTGAATATAGTCTACTTTGCAAAGGAGAAATAAAATGACTGATCAAGTAGAAAATCAAGCAGCAGAGCCTGTACAACTCTCGCTTCAAGATATCGCAACAATGGTACAGATAATTGATGTCTGTTCTAAAAGAGGCGGTTTTGAAGGTCCAGAAATGGAAGCAGTTGGTGGTTTAAGAAACCGAGTAGTCGCTTTCTTAAATGCTAACGCTCCTAAAGATGGAGACCAACCTGAAGGTGTAATGCCAGCAGAAGAAGTCGAGACTGTAGAAGCCGAAGAAGCTTAACTCGATTAGCTTAATGTGGGGGTAGCTCCCCCGCGCACTTATTTATTATATTATGGAAACATTATGGACCGCAACGAAAAAGCAAAACTAATTGAAGCCCTCAAGAGAGGCACTGTCACTGTCACATTTGAAAAAATAAATGATGGTGGTATAAGAGTAATGCCATGTACTCTAAATCCAATCGTATTGGAAGCTCATGGCCAAAATTTAAAAATCAATAACATCGATCCATCAACAACACACATTGCAGCATTTGCATTGGATAAAGAAGCATGGCGCTCTTTTATATGTGATACAGTTGTTAGTTGGGAGGTACTCTAGTGAATGAGTTCCTATGGTGTGAAAAGTATAGACCGAAGCTAATAGCTGATTGTATATTACCAGAGAATATTAAGACAACATTCGAAGATATTGTTAAAGGCGGTGAATTGCACAATATGCTTCTAACTGGTTCTCCCGGTTTAGGTAAAACAACAGTAGCGAAAGCACTTTGTAATGAATTAGCTTTGGACTACCTTTTGGTGAATGGTTCTGAAGAAAGTGGTATTGATACACTTAGAACCAAAATCAAGCAGTTCGCTTCGTCGGTATCCTTACAGGGTGGGTACAAAGTAGTCATCCTCGACGAAGCGGACTATCTTAATCCTCAATCTACACAACCAGCACTTCGTGGATTCATCGAAGAATTTAGTGCTAATTGTAGATTTATTTTGACATGTAATTTTAAAAATCGTATTATTGAACCATTACACTCAAGATGCACAACAGTAGAATTCAATTTATCTAAAAAGAATAGCGGTGTTTTATGTCAGCAATTTTTACAAAGATGTGGTCATATTCTCGAAGAAGAAAATATAACATATGACGAATCTGTTGTAGCTGAACTCATTATGAAACATATGCCGGATTGGCGTAAAGTTATTAATGAATTACAAAGATATTCTACAAGCGGTAGAATCGATAGTGGTGTATTAGTACAAATTAATGATATAGCAATATATGATTTAATGGAACATCTCAAACTTAAAAACTTTAAATTAATGCGACAATGGGTATCAGATAATATCGATAGTGATCCAGTTGCATTATATAGAAAAATATATGATAATATGGGAGAACATGTCGAAGCACAAAGTATACCACAAGTTGTACTTATTCTTGCAGATTATCAATATAAAAACGCATTCGTAGCAGATCATGAATTAAATACGGTTGCGTGTTTAACAGAAATCATGTCATCGGTAAAATTCAAATGAAATACGATATAGTAAAAGTCCACTTCGAAGGAGAAAAAAAGAAATACAGAGTTCAGGGTTTTGATGAAACCAATGTTGTTCGTCATGAACGTTTGTTTGATACAATGTTTGAAGCACAAGAATATAGGCTAAAAAAAGAGAATGAGTCTAATGAATCCATTTGAATATAGTAAAGCAATTAATCTGACCAAAAAAGATATTATGGTTGATGATCTTGCTGAGAAGGAATACAATTCTTTCTTAGTAAATCGCTCGTTGTCTTTCTTCCCCGATACCATTTTGTATGCTAATGAAATGAATATAAACCATCATATAGATGCGCGTCTTCAATTCGATTTTTTTATAAATATAATTAAGAAACGAAAAAGATTCTCTAAGTGGACTAAAGCCACCGAGATAGAGAATTTAGAAGTCATTAAAGAATATTATGGTTATAGCGATGACAAAGCTAAATCTGTACTTAATTTATTCAGTAATGAAGAATTACTAACATTGAAAAATAGGATTTACAAAGGTGGAAGAACAAAATAACGCAATACATCAGTGGGCTCCAAGCAAAATGCTTGAAGTTACACTCAACGAACCTGACGATTTTTTAAAGGTCAGAGAAACACTTACTCGTATCGGAGTAGCTTCACGAAAAGAAAATAAACTATTTCAATCTTGTCATATTTTACATAAACAAGGTAGATATTTTATTGTTCATTTTAAAGAATTATTTCTATTAGATGGGAAACCTTCTAATTTGATAGAAAACGATATAGAAAGAAGAAACACAATAGCGACATTGTTAGCGGATTGGGGACTTATTACAATGATAGATCCTAATCAGGCAAAAAACATAGCTCCATTAAGACAAATCAAAGTGATTCCGTTTAAAGATAAGAGTTTATGGGAACTGTGTCCTAAGTATAATATAGGAAATAGTAAAGATTAAACAATATAGGTTTTAATTACCTTATTAAGTCTTCCTGATTTCATAAATTTGTGTATCTTGTTAAATATTTTTGTTAGTTTTTTATTCATATATAGTAATATTTATATAAAAAAACTAAACATTTATATAACTAAAGCATAAAGTTGTATAAATATAACCGGTTGTCCAATTATGGAGACCATATTACTAATCTTGCTTTAAATAGGAGAAAAAATTATGACAAGAAATAATATAAAAATGCATGTACCTCGTTCACTTTTTGTAGGATTCGAACATTTGTTTGATGACTTAGAACGTATTCACGGCTCCGCTAGATCCGGAGATAATTATCCCCCTCATAATATAGTTAAAATAGACGACGAAAAGTTTTTAATAGAACTTGCAGTTGCAGGTTTTGCTGAAGAGGATATAAACATAGAAGTTAAAGAAGGCATCTTAGCAATAAGTGGTGAAACTTCTGAAGCGGATAGAGCTTATGTGCATAAAGGGATCTCGTCACGCAAATTTGAGAAAAGCTTCCGCATCTCAGAATTTGTGGTAGTAGATGGGGCTAATCTAGTGGATGGAATACTCGTTATTGATTTAAGAGTAGAACTTCCAGAAGAGAAGCGACCTAGGAAGATCAACATAGGATCTACTGGGAAATCAACGAAGAAAGAATTTATTCAAGAATAAATTTTCAATTAGCGAAAGTAACAGTAGATGGTAATAAAACTATTTACTGGAGTTAATTATGGGCTACATACGTAAGCACAAAGATGGCATCAGATCCGCAGTTGAGTTCATTGGCATACTAATCTTTACAATAGGATTAGCACCAGCCATGATCGCAGTTGCATCTATGAGCTATCTATAATCTTTTTTCTGCGGGGAGAAAATTAATTT